GTTCTTCGGGTCAAACCCGAGCGGACATCCACTTACAGTTATCATCAATTCGATCGTGAATTCGCTTTACATGCGATACACTTATTTTAAGATCGCGAGAGATGAACGCTGGTGGAGTACACCGAAATTCGCCGATGTGGTTGCGTTGATGACGTACGGCGATGACAATATCATGACAGTGAAAGAAGGCTTTGATGCCTACAACCACACCCGGATTGCCCAGGAATTTGCCGAAGTTGGCATTACCTACACTATGGCAGAGAAGGAGGCTGAGAGCGTGCCGTTCATTCATTTGGGCAGCGCTTCATTCCTCAAGCACTTCGCCGTGTGGGATCCTGAGTTTAACCTTTACCGAGCTGTAATTGAGGACGGGAGTATCGCTAAGATGCTTCACGCTCATCTCAAGTCGAAAGTGTTGTCGATGGAACAGTCTAGCGCTGAAGCCATTAACAATGTTGCACTTAAGTACTTTGAGTTTGGTCGGAAGGTTTATTCCGATAAAGTCGCTCAATTGGAGGAGGTCGCTGAGGCCGCTGGAATTAAGGGTTATTTGGGACCCATTCCTACCTACGATGAGCGCAAGGACTGGTACTGTGAGAAGTACGACATTGTCCTTGATTCCCAGTCGGGTAAGCCTGAAAAGGCAATGAACCCCACTGAGGAAGATACGCTTCAGGAGCGCGTTGTTGAGCTCCTCGGCCAACCGACCGCACAGGAATACCCTGTGATTGCCGATAACTACGGCAAGGGCGATCTCATGTATGCTGAGGAGAATGAGTTTTTCCTTGTGATCGAGACCAAATCGTTGGTAGATCGCAAGCCTCAGCGCGGCAAAGTGCGTAAGCAGGCCAGGAAATACGCTCAAGTTTTGAGTATCCTGCAACCTGACGCAACTGTCGTTGGAATGATTTATTCCGAGTACGGTTTTGAGATTGTGCAAGTCTTTGGTAAGAAGACCCTTGATGTGCCCCAACAGTGGGCTGATTTGCTTGGGTTCCTTCGTTACCAGGATAAGCTTCCGGAGGAGTAATCCGCCGGCTCTGGCTGGGCACTTGCCATTAAAATGTGTCATTGCGTTCCCTCATGCAATTAAAACCAAATCGGGGCTATATCACTGTATAACGGTAGCTTGTAAGGAGCTGAATTGCCTTATTAGTTATGACAGCGTGGTATAGAAGACTTAGGGACCAGAGCCCTCTCGTTATCTAGCGAGGCAGTTAGTCACTGCAAAAAGTTAGCACTCCCGTGATGGATTAATCAACCGGATCGGTGATGTACATAAATTGATTTCTAATTTTGATACTATTTTTGAACAGGCCCCTGCTGTACCTCAGGGGAAGGATTTTGATTGGGATGCGCCTTTGAAAAGAGTCCCAAGTTTTGATATGAGCTTTATAATGCATGAAAATGCGGAGTTGTCGCAGCTCAATAAACATTTGCGACGTAAACTCTCCAAGAAATATCAGCATATTGCTGCGTTGCAGCGCAAGGTCAGTGAACTGGAACAGATGCTTGAGTCCGTATGTTTGGACTCGCAGTCTTCCTCGACTGGCGCGTTGCAGCCGCCACCTGGTATGGACGTAGCCGAATCCGGTCCGATGTCCCAACAGCAGATTACCGCTTTTGCGGATCAAGACGCTGGATGGACTACGGATGTCAAGGGAGGTTACGATGCCACCATGGATTTGGCAAACAATAATGATTCCAATTTGGGCGAGTTCTTGAACCGTCCTATTCGTCAGAGTGTACAGAATTGGGTTGTCGGACAGCCCTTTTTCTATGCCTTTAACCCTTGGAAAGAATTTTTAGCCAATCCTTTTGTTGCTGAGAAAAT